GCTGGCATGGTCACTGTAAAAGTATTGGAGCAGGATTTATCTGAACCAAAATCAATAACCGCAACGGATGCGTTGCTCGCGCTAGTATTGTAAATCAGGGCACAACGTGCTGTAAACGCGGCAGGAGACCAAGCGGCGTTGTTGAAGTTAATGTAGACCGTACTTGTTGTGGGGTCTGTTTTGATTGTCACGCCCGTTAGCGCAATGCCGCCTGCGGTGTAACCTGTTCCAACAACTTCGTTGGCTGTTGTATATACGGTAGTTCCTTGGTTTAGACTGGCGTTACCCGTATACAGAGCCATCTTGAACGTGTTGGTCTGAAAGTTGTGAACCGCAAGGTACAACTGCTGTTTAAAGCTTGTGGTCTGTCCTTGGACAATTGCCATGTTAGGTCACCTTCTGGCGGTACTGACCGCTGCGGTATGCGTCTTGACGCTCCAGACCATCACCCAGACGCTTGGCTTGCATGAGCGCTTCTTCGTACTTTTTGTCCACCAGCGTGATGATATCAACTTCACCCTTCATAAAGGTGTAAGCCTCAACCAAGGTTCCATAGAACAAGGCAGAGTCGTAGTTGTCGCCAAGCCAAGTTGTACCGGCTGCGTTGGCAACGGTAGATACAGACAAAGAAAAACTTGAGCCCGTGCCGCCAATATAGGTATTTGCTGCGGTCAGGGTATTCCCTACAACGTATTGGCAACCACCAGAAGTGAGTGTCACCGCTGTAACAACACCGCCAGACACTGTAACCGTTGCGGTCGCACCAGAACCAGAACCGCCCGACAGCGGGACGTTGTAATACGTACCATTCACATAACCAGAACCAGCGGTAATGGTAAACGTGTTGATGATGCCCTGCACAATTGACTCAGGATTAAAGAAGTAGTGCATCTCCACGCCGTATGTAGTATCAGGAGTTGGGCCAAGCAGAAAAGCAAGTTCAGTCGGTGCTGTAGATTGCGGGCCGAAGATTGCGTAGTACTTGGGTGCGCCGGTAGCGTTAGGGCTTGGGTAAGCCTCTCGCATGAAGTTGACGTCCTTGTTTATAAGGTACGTGTAGTTCCCAGAGGAGTCAATTGTTGCCAACGAGTACGTGGATAGGAAGTCCGCCGGGGCGGACAGGTATGGATTGCCCACCGTTACCGAACCCGTTTGATTCCTGCGTAGTGATGGAAACTGGATGGTGTTAAAGATGCGCTGTTCAGCTTGTTGAATGAACGTGTTGATATCCGTCACAGAGAACGTATTCTCCGTGTACTCAGCAACCGCAGTAACAAGCTGTGTGTAGTTCATCGTTTACGCCATTGGGCCACGAGCAATACGGCCTTTGGTAGCTGCACCATTGCCGCGAGTTTCAATACCGGTGGATTCCACATTGTCCATGTTGCCAATGGATACGGTGCCGTTCATAGGCGTCCAGTTTTTGCGCGTAGGCATTTCAACAGAGAAGCCAATGTCTTTATCTTCCAGCGCTTTGCCGCCGGACGTATGAGGCTTGGCATAAACGGAAGCAGAACCGTTTTCTTTACCCATGCTTTTTGAACTAAATTTAGCCATGATTAACCTTTGCTGCGCTGGTTTGCAACGCGGGCCATGTTACGACCCATAGACTTTAGGTTTGCGTTGGTCACGCCACCTTTAGCCATCTTCTTGGTATCCATACCGCCTTTTTTCAAAACGATCTTGGTGCCTTTGCCGCCTTTGTGTTCTTGGGCGTCATGCTCTTTGAACGCCTTTTTAATCATGGCAACGTCCTGCTTTTTGTCAGCGGCCATTTCTTTGCGTTGTTCAGCTTTGGACTCACCCATTTCTTTCTTAGCCATAATTAACTCCTATGTTACGTTTACACTGACTGTACCAACATACGTGGTTTGTGCCAAGTAGTTAGGTGTTAGCTTTGCATCAAAACCGCTGGCTCCGCCAATTGGATTCCAGCCCCATTGTAAGTCCCTTGAACCACCACTAGGGTACCCCAAAACGTTTAAACCAGATACTTCATATGTAGTATCACGGCGCGGATCTCTTACACCCTGCGGATCATCCACCGGGTACATACCCAGTTGTAACTGAGGTTGATCAGGATCCCAGCATGTTGGGCAAACCAAAAGGTTGTAGGTCTTGGTTTTAATGACCTCTTTTTTGAGTTCAGTAAGCTTGTACTGAAACCCGCACCGATCACATTCAGCAATCGAGTTCTTGCCGGATGAAAACCTATTGCCCATCAGTAACTACGGCCAATGAACATCTGACGGGGTACGAACCGTACAGCGGCTTTCTCCCGATCTTCTTCTGATGCCAGTTGCCATGCCTCATCGTATTGCTGCTTGAGTAGCAGCACTCGGTCACGAGTATCTGCCTGCACCGGAAGCTTGACCACGAGATGATAAGCCAGTCCAGCAACCATGCAAGGCAGGAAACGAAACGGTACATCCATAACGTTTACACCGTTACCCGCATCTTGCGAACGGCGCAAACGCCAATAAGCAAAGGTATAGGTCTGGCTTCCATCTGGAATAGGCCAAACGGTCACCGCAGGAAGACGCTGCACAGTAACGGAGGCTCCCACGCTATGCGTGGACGCTGTGGTGTTGTTCTGTCCACGAGCACAGGTGTTCAGGGTATTCCCTGATATGTACTGATAGAAGATGGTTTCATTGTCAATCAGGATGAAGCCTGAAGCGGACAAGCCCACGGTCGAACTAAGCGTGATGGTTGTATCTGTAGCGCTTACAGCGCTTGCCACTGTAAAACCTGTAGGAGAGTTCTGCGCGTCTTGGCGCTGAATCCAAACTTGAATAGGGCGACCTTGCGTCAGCTTATTTGGCAGCGTGGCATAGGTAGAAACACTAATACGGGTGATAGTCAGGTCAGACTGGTTAGAAGTACTGTTTGCCTGAGTGCGGATTACATGTTCCAACAGATCCACCGTGTCGGAAGGAAGCGCATACGTGGATTGGCCTTGGGCGAGGGTAATGGTACCTTGATCCATAGTCCACATGTTAACGCCGCGATTTGCCCAATCCGCAAACATCAGATTGAGCGACCGACGGGCGGTGCGCAAGTCATAACCGGTACGCAGTTCACTACCGGCGCGTTCAAACGCCTCTTCCACGATCTCTGTGAGATCGGGGTTGTATATAGCGGAGCCGGAAGTATTACTCATATGTGTTACCGGTGATTGGCTGCGTGGTAGTCAATTTGCGCCTGCAGCGCTTTTTGAGCATCTTGGGCGGCAATGTCGTTTTGCGCTTGGATGCTATGACTCATATCCAATGGCTGTGCTACCGGTGTGTACTGTGGATGCAAGTTGGTAAGACCGTATCCATAGTTGACCATACCGTCTTGAGTTCCATAGGTATTAGGTGTACCGTACTGCGCATTTAATTGCCCCGGAGCAAAGCCGCCCCAATTTTGTTGGGGCTGGTATTGCTGCTGCATTGGCATGCTAGGGAAATATGGATTACCACCACCCAAAGATGGCTGCTGTCCGGGATTCATTCCTTGCGAAATGTTTCCGTAGTTTGCCATAAGGGCCGGTAGGCCCGAACTTTGAGGGTAGTCCATGCTTTACTCCGTAGCTTGAGGCGCTTCTGCGACTGGTGCAGCTACGGCTTCAACCGCAGGCTCAGTCACCAACTCAACGATAGGCTCAATTACCGCTTCAACCACAGGAGCAAGGTGAGCACGAAGGGTTGCAACGATGTCAACCAAGCGTTGCTCTGCACCGCCAAAGGCTGCAATTTGATGTTGCATGCGTTCATGGATTGCTTCCAAAAACAGTTCTGCATGCTCTTCGAGGGAATGGAACAAGTTCATTTTTAACCTTTCGCGGTTTTAGCCGAGTTGATAAACGCTTGCTCGGTAGGAGCACCCTTGCTACCTACCTTGCGCATCTTTTCTTTGGAGCCATTGGCAATACGTTTGCGCTTGGCATTGATGTTGTCATACAAACCCACTTTTCCACCTTCGGCGTACTGAGTGAAGTCGGTATTATCCCTACGGGCTTTTTTAGTTCCCTTTGGCATCTTAGAGGGATTGATATCCCCCATACCGCGACTTGACATCATTT